TTATTGGCATCATCAACTTTATCATCAACGGCATCCATCAACGATTTTTGCCACCAATTTTTCTTTTCTGATGCTCTCTTTGCAGATGCAGTTGCTATACCTAAATATTGGGGGCCTTTATAACTAATCGCCATCTCTACTTCCTTGTAGTTAAGTGTAAAAAAATAATATGTAAGAAGAGTTAGAATTAGGCAGTTTCTTCTACTTCTTCTTCTGTATCACCAAGCATCGCTTGTTGTTCATCTACAGGTGCAACATCAGCTTCTCTTTCTGCCATTAATCCTGTAGTGCTTAATTCTTGTTCTAAATTCTTATCCATCTTTTGTATATCAAAAGGAATTTCTTCCATTTCATCTGGCTCTTCCATTTCCTTTTTCATTCTTTCTGGGGTCATCAAGTCTGGTTCTTGTTGCCAACCTCTTTGGTATTCTATTTCTTGACCTTCAGCGATCATTTCTAAAGTTTTTGCAATTGGCCCTGCTACTAAGATACCCATGTCTGGAGTTACAGAACCTTCCTTAATCATTTTTAAAACACTTAAAGTGGTAAGCTCTACAATCGTTGCCCCATTAGCCATAGAAGATGCCATAAAAGACATTGTTTCTGGTCTTGAAACTTTGTTAAGAAAATACTCTACCGACTCATCAAACGAGTTAAGATCAGGGGGTCGATGCCAAGGATAATTTCTTGTATCTGACGTATAATTAGCACCAGGAATTGGGCCATCAAACATTCTTTTTTTTGCTTGAGCCATTTTTTTTATCCTCTTTTAATTCTTTTAAACTGTCCATGTAGTCACAGGTGTACTTTATAGGTTCACCAGCTTCTTCTTCCATTGCCGTAAAAGGTTTACCTGCGTAATACCCTTTAATGCTTTCCACGATTGCTTCTTTTAATCTCATTTCACCACCATTTTATTGTTGCCACTAAGGCCACCATTTAATTGCTGCCGTTAAGCCTGTCTGAATTAAATTTTCTAAAAAGCTACCGCCAGCACTACCTTCAGCAGCAATTTGTGCTAAAGCTATTTCCCTAGACTTTTCATTCTCACCAAGAGTGACGATGTAATCTAAAAGATTATCACTCTCATCCCATAGCTGGTTCATCACTTCTAGTTTAACATCTAGTAAATTTTTAACGTCAGATGCTGCTGCGTCTGCTTTAGTTTTAAATTCGGTTAAAATGACGTTTTGTTTCCATTCAGCTATTGCCGTATCAATTTGAAACTGCATTTGTGTTTGGAATTGCTCACGATTATTGGCTAAAGTTTGATTGAACTCACTATTGTCATTAATTTCACCCACATTAAACCTTTTCATTTCGTTTAATTGAGTTGCAACAAACATTTGGATTTGAGAGTCTAAATTATCATAAAAACGATCCATTTCATTTTTTTGTTCAGACGTAAACATTCTCTGTGTATTTACTGCTTTTTGATCCTCTAATAACCCTTGTACTCTGGATTGTGTATTTATAATTTCAGCTTGGTTTTTAGCATCAAGATTTGTTAAATCCATTTTAAGGAAAGCATCTGCATTCTGAATAGATGCCTTTGTTTTCGCATCAACATTTGTAATTTCAAAATTAGATAATACCTTCGCTTTATTTATTATACCTTCTTGTTTATTAGTAAGGTTAGTGGTTACAAGTGTTTGAAAAAAAGCTGAATCCTTTTCTGCAATAGGCAAAGTAGATTCCATTAGTGCCGTTGACATACTCGCTACGGCAGCCGTTCCTGTAACACCAGTAAAAGCAATATTTCTAGAAACACTTCTAGCTAATGCTTGACCCCATGTTGGTATCTTTGGATTTCCTTCTGAATCAATAAACTGTTTAGAAAGAATATCTAGTTGTCCAAGCATCGTTGACTTTGCGTCTAGGTAATTACCCTCTCCTAGTTCTTGTGCTAATAATTTGCCAGATACAGTTGTAGTATCTATTATATTAGATATATTTTGAGATGCGTATTTATTAAGAGCTTCTCCAACTTGGTTAATTGAGCCATCTTTATTTACACCAGTTGCTGACCCCTGCATATCAATCATAAGGTCATCACTATCAACTAAATTCTTGTCATTTATTTCCCCAGTAACTGGATCAACTTTGTACTCTTTACCTGTAAGTTTATCAGAAACTACATCTGCTTTATAAGTGTTGGCATTTTTAGCCGTTACGGCATCTACAACACTTGTGTTTGTAACTGTCTGTACATCAGCCGTACTTGAAGTATCTAGTTGATATTTAGGATCATTAGGGTCTAAGGTTGTTCCTTCTGCATTTGCATCCATCGTAGGAAGATTATCGGATAGTTTTATTCCAGATTGTTTAAGCCAAGCTTCAGGATCAGTTAAAACCTTATTCATTTCCTGACTTAAAGCATCACCTTGTAGTTCTGTATGTTCTTTTAAATAGGCTTCCATGCTCGTTGTAAAGGCTTGGCTTTCAGCTTCTTCAATCATTTGATCAAAATCTGAAGTTCCCTCATTTGATGAATTATCTCTAGTGCCATCAGGTCTGTACTTATCGTAGGCTATTACCTTACCATTAGAATCTTTTACTTCTCTGTATGTACCGTCATTATTTTTAAACGCCGTAGGGTCAATCAGATTTCCATCAGAATCGTAATCAGGAACATCATCACCATTAGCATCTCTGGTTTTGTCGTAGTAACCTGCAATTTTTCCCCCTTGTGAATTGGGGTCGTCAGCATCATAAGAAACCCAATAAGGATTTTTTTTCGCTGCTTCTACAGGATCTAATACTGATTGTAATAATAATTTAGGAATATCTTTCCAAGATGCCTTAGTACCTGTACCAGTTCCAGTACCTGCTACTATCTCTCCATCATCGTCAACTTCAGTAGGTGGAATATGTGATAGATCTTTATTAGTATCATCTTTTAAGTTAGTAAAAAATTGTGTTACTTTTTCTTTACCCGCATCAACAAATTCAGTAGCTTTATCTAAACCTTTTTTAATAGTGTTCTCAAAAGCATTGTCGCTACCAGCCCAGTTTGCACTATTTGCTTGAGATTCTTCCTGATATGACATTACTCTACTCCCTTACCTGCTTTTCTACAGGCTTTAATTTTTTCTCTAAGCACTCTGTAGTCGCCCAAAGCTTCGACAGTATAGGGCATCTCCACATATTCATCTGCCAGTTCAAGCTCATCTGCCAGCCTTGAATTAAAACTGTCAGGATAAACTTTTAATGATGGGCAATAAGTTTCTAAGCTGGTTCTATAAACCATCTCTCCGCAACCGATCAATGAAGTCGTCAGCGTTGCGAGGGCGATCATTTTCAATATTTTGTTCATATTCTGCCATTTTCTTGTAAAAATCTGCTCTTTTTTCAGCCTTTTCGGCTTCTTCTTCTAGAACTGCCTGTTTAATTTTTGACCCGCCATTCATTCTTCCCAGAAAATACAGAATGGGTAGACCAAGACCTAAAACTATAATGACTACAGTTTTAATTTTACCAGTAATTAAAGATAACATTCTTAGTGAACACCTTCTTTGTGGTCTTTGAATCGTGCATATGCAGCCAAGGCAATACCTGCAATTGCACAAAGTAAAAATATCGTTTTTAAACTATCTGAATAACTAACTAGTCCTTCTAGTTGGGAACTCATTTCTCCCATTGCCGTAGCTGCACCAGCAATACCTACACCTGCCATAGTTTTAGATTTAACGAGAGGTTTTGGTGCATTTGCCTGTGGTTTTTGAACCATGACATCTCCACCTTCATCAGCTAATTTTGTGTCCATAGAAAACAAGGCTGCTTCGGCTGACCTTCTTCTTGTAAGACCTCTAAGTGGGGTTAATTTGCCATCAACTCTAGCTTTATTCCATCGCATTAATTGCTCTGGGATTTCGTCATATAAACCCTTGTTTAGCTTTTTGAGAAGTGTAGATGATTTGAAGTTTGGCTCACCTAAATTATACACGAAAGAAGTCAATGCGTCAAACTGATTTTGCGTTAAAGGTACATTTACAAGCCTATAAAGACACTTACTGTGATCGTTCATTTCATCTAAAAGATGAGTTTCAGCTTGTTCTTTTGTAATCTTCTGACCAGAGCGTACTCCTTTAGTTACGCCCCACCCAATTGTCCATTTACCTGCTGGACAACGATATGAATGAACTAAGCCATCGTCTTTTACTTTATGTAGACCTTCAAATCTTTTTACGAGATTAATTCCTGTAATACTTACTGAATCTGGATGCATAGTAACTCCTTTATGACATTAGACCTTGGTTTGGTGAAAACTGAGCCAGCATACTATCTAGATTTAGACTAAAATTATTTATGCTCATTCCAGTTGTATCAAACACATTAGTTGTTAAGTTGCCATCCCCTGTAATTGCCCTTGCTATTGTACCACCATCTGCCGTTACACTTTCAGCTATAAGTTTCCCACTTTGATCAAAAGCATCAGCAATCGCACTCATTGCCGTGAAATTAGGATCATTTGGAGATGCCCCTGAAACTGCTTGTTTTAAATTATTTAAAGATGCTAAAAATTCATTTTGACTTTGTACTCCTTGACTTGTTGTAGCTGGTATATTTCGTGCTAAATTCATGGCCACTTCTGCAAATGGAGTAGTTGAAGATAGACCTGTCGTTGGAGATGAAGATGTAGCATTTGCATCAGCTATCGCTTGTCTTTGAATAGTTGCTTGATCAAAACCACCAGCAACTTGATTCATTAATTGACCTCTTCTTTGGTTAGCTTGAACAGTATCTTCATCGTATTTAGTTCTAAAGGAACTTACATCACCTGTTATTGCCCCTAATGAGTCCTGCATTTCAGCTTGTGTTCCTGATAAACCACCATAATAAGTATCAGTAGATGTTTGCAGTTGAGCTAGATCTTTGGCTAAACTACTTTGCCCCGTCAAAACATCAGTAGATAACTTTTCAATCTGGGAATCTGTTAGGTCATACTTAGCCTGTATGTCATCCATAATTTTCTTAGTCTGACTATCCCTATCGGTCTGAGCGTTTGAAAATTGGTCTTCCATTGAGGTTTTTATACCTGTCTGACCAGTTGCTAAATCTGCTTGATTGCCTAGTACAGTTTCACCTTCGGCTGGTGTTCCAATGGCAGTACCTAATCCTGTTACACCAGTTTGTATATCGTCAGCCGTTGTTTGAACACCACCTACGCCCGATTGAACATTACCAATGTCTGATTTTACTCCAGCTATATCAGTACCTAAACCTGTAACCGCAGTATTAACATCTCCTATTCCAGATTGAATGCCTGTTAAACCTGTATTTAAACCACTAATGTCAGAACCAAGACCAGTAATACCACTTTCAACTCCCGTCAAATCTACTGCTGGTGCATTTGCTTGAATATCGTCATTAGTTGTTGTGTTAAGAGGTGATAGGGTAGGAGTACTAGGTGAAACATTAAAGTTTCCATCTGTGTTTGGGTAAGTAGCTAATGTAAGATCCAGTGCTTCTTGACCTGTTTTACCCGCAGACATTTGAGATAGAAAAAATGTTTTTACCTCTTCAGGCCAACTTCCATCAACAGATGTTCCAGTAGATGTACTAGCAGGTGTAGTTGTGGCTGGTTCAGTATAACGAAAAGTGTTAGTACCTGCCCCTGAACTAATGTTCCAATCACTTGCCATTTTATCTTTTTTGCCAAGACCTGCCTTTGTAGCTATAGCTTTCCAAGCGTCAAAAGGAATTGTATTTGTTCCCCATCCTTGATAACCAGCAAAACTATCCAATTCTGAATAATCACCAGCACCACCCTGTACATTTGAACCACCATATAAATTAACTGCTTGGGAAGCTTGTTGTGGTGTCATACCAGCAATTTGTTCGTAGGTTAGACCCCTACCATTAGGTACTAATGTAGCCATCGTATATCCTCTTATTAAATGTTAAGTAATTATTATTTATGCACCGTAGATTTCTGAAATTTGTGCATCTGTAAGTTCACTATCAAATATTTGAAAACTATCTACTCGTTCTGGATGTTGTACTGTACCAGCCGTGACAAACATATGATTAAGTATTCTTAGGTTACCATAAGCATAAACTGAATGCTTCGTTTCATAAGTACCGTCTACCCATAAACCCATTTCGTCATTATTTAATCTTGTGTGTGTACCGTCTGAGTGAATATATGTGAGCATATGCCAGTTGTTATCGCAGACATTGGTTGTTCCTCTGGTATAGCCTTGACCAGAATTAACGGCAATTTTACCCCCATCGATTCCTATGTGAAACCATTGATTTTGGTAGTCACCAAGAATTGGAACGCCCATAGCATAATATCCACCATTAACATTTTGACTTGATTGACCTTTGTACCAACAAATAATTGTTTTACCTTTACAAGCGTTATTAGTATCCATTTCAGGTATTCTAAACCCTGTAAGACCCGTAGAAGTAGGGTTTGAATAATGAACATGACCATTGCTTGAAACATGATACCCACCACTTGAAACAATAGTTGGTGTAGCCAAAACATTTCCATTTGAAGTATAAGTATCTAGTGACCATGTACCTCTATGCCCTACAACTTCTGGGCCATCAGCAGTTAAGATGGCGTGATTACCACTTTTTGTAACTGCTATATTATTTGAACTAGCATCACTTAAAGTTGACCCACTACTTTCTTGAAAGATAAGTAATGATGTACCACTTACAGCAGTTAAAGGTGCTACAGGTGGAGTAAACCCTGCACTTGTATACAAAGCAGTGCCTTTGACTACTCTGAAATTACTTGCCCTTCCTTTGGCAGGGTAACTCCCAGCATGATCTCCAAATACAGTAGTGTTTGTTGAACCTATTGAGCCTGTATGAGCTTTGCTAAGAGTTTCTGTGCCGTTGCGATAGAGCTTTACTAAATTATTGTGCCTACATAGGGCATAATGATACCATATACCTCTCGTAGCATTACTACTTTCATACTGAACGCTTACATCCCCCCACAATCCCCATGCCCTATTACTAGAATTAGATTGTATAGTAATCCCACCAGCACTAGTATAATTATGATTTAAAAATGTATGATAACCACTCGCCGCTTCCCATCTATAAAACCACTCAATTGTAAAATCATTTGTTCCAAAATCAAAAGCAGAATTACTTGCTAAAGTTGTTGATCCACCACTACTACCAACTGCAAATAAATCTAACCCGCTTGGGATGTTATCCATACTCAATCCAAACAACATAGTTGTACCACTTGGAATTTTCATTGCAGAAAAGAATGATAAAGAAAAAGTACTACCTGACGTATCCCCTCGTTGACCATTAGGATCAGTAGCATGGAAGGTAACTTGGAACGAGCCACCATTCCCAGACGTTTGTGGGGTCAGAGTAAATTGATTTACAGATGCTCCTGTACCTTGTTGAATTGACGCAATTCCTGATATACTTCCAGAAGTTACTGAATGACTATATGTTATGCTTTCACCTTCTGGGTCGGTAGCTGGTACAGTTATGGTAATCGGAGTCCCATTAGTTTGAAACGTATAAGATGATAAAATATTAGTTTCATCAATGACAGGAGTAGCATTAGAAATTACGGCAATTAAGTACCACCCCGTAGCCGTTCTAATAAAAAGCTTATTAGTTGGTGATCTTATTAAAGCCATATCACCTTCAGTAACACCAGAGCTAGGCAAAGCACTAACATTATCGTAAGCCGTTACAGATCCACCAACATTTGAACTTTGTGGTGTACCACTCCCTGCCTGTGTTTCAAATGCTACATTGTTGCTTGTTGCGTCTTTCTTAATTATCACACGATTACTAGAATCTCCTAGATGGATCTCGCTCGCCACAATCGTAGCATCATTATCTGAAGCGTCTGTCACTTTTAAGTTGTCATTTGAGTCAGGTGCTAACTTAACATTACCGATTTGCACAGGTAGAGTACCCGACCTTCCAGCTAAATTTTTTGCTCTACTCATATTTGTTCCCCTTTATTAAGCTAGACCCATCCAAAGCGTATCATTTAAATTTAAATTACTAGATTCACTACTAGGAATTGTGACGTTGTAACAAACTCTAAAATAATCGCCCCCAACAACACTTATAATTCCACTACGCATTACAACTGAAGAATATCGATTTGCTCCACTTACTTCTGCAAATAAATAGTACCTACCTGACGCTTGTGGCATAGTATAATTTCCAACTATTAAATTATTTGTACTTTCGGAAATACCATCAGCCATTCCTGTGTAAGAACTACCTGTACCAGTGTTCCACCCCCAACCTGCTAAATTAGAAACACCCATACTTTGATAGCTAAGACTTGCTACGTTATTTAAAGCAAAAACAGAAGGTGGCCCAAGTGAGGAAGTTCCATTTTCTCTAGCATAGTACCTTGCCCAACCTCTACCATTTCCACTACTAGAACTAGTAAAAACCCATATATTTTTAGTGGTGTTAGAACTAGATAGATGCTGAACGGCTGCTACACAAATATCATTATAATACGTAGTGCTTGTTGTCTGTTTAGCCACCAAATATAAACGATATGAACCAGTATTTCCACATTGTACTTCGGCAACATCCCAATTATTTGCACTATCACCACTTGAACCTGTTTGAATTGTTCGATTAGATGCTATTTGATAATAAGAAGATGCTAAATCTTGTCCTAAAAATCGTGGTGAAGTAAACTTTGTAGTATCTAAATGAAAAATTCCCCCTAAAACACCTGTGGTATATACCCCAGACTTGTCTTGTTTTTCGCCAATATATCCGAAATTTCTTTGCATTAAGTTACTATCACAGTGCCATTAAAATAACTACTTACCCCATTAGCACCTGCCGTGATTGATACTCCTGTAGCTGCGGTATTTATGTATGTTCCACCACCTGCACCACCACCCCAACTATTGTAATTTATCCCTGCACCCGACATACTTTGCCATCCATCACCTGCACCACCACCTGTGTAGCCACCACCACCACCACCTGCGTTGCCCGTACCATTGGAAGCACCACCACCCCCAAAGCCACCATCCATTGCAGAACCATCGTAAGAATCCCCACCATTCCATCTATCGCCACCACGAGCCATATAAGAATTATGGTAATAATCTTCTCCATCTCCTAACCAACCTGCACCACCACCAGATCCAGCATAATTGGTAACAAACCTAGTTCTTCTTCCACCATAACCTACTCCATAATTTCCACATGATTTGGCAGATGCTCTATTAGAACCTATTGCAGAAACATAAACATAAGCATTAGAATTTAGTTCGTTAGAGTTAGTTGTGCTTGATCCACCACGACCTACTCCCATCGTAGCTTGTCCTTGATACCCATGACCTGTTCCCCCACCACCACCGACTATCCCAATTATTTTTGATAAATCAGAACTACCATTGTAACCATTTTCATATATCAATGACGCACCACCACCTGCACTACCATTATATCCACCAGAACTTGTTGAAGAAGGTCTTTGTCCTACAACTATAGCATACGTTTTTGAACTGCTTAATTGGATTGTAAAAGTTGCTTCTGCACCACCACCTGGATAAGAAACTCCCCAAGAACCTGAATGTTGACCCCCAGTTGCTCCTCGCATATAAATTAAATAATCTCTAGTCATTGGTGGTTTCCAAAGTTGATAACCACCACTAAGAGAAAAATAATTAGTATCCGTAGTAGGTCTATTTATGTGACTATAAGAAGTTGGCCCAAGTTTTCCCGCTAAAGCGGAAAGAAATGTATGAGGAAAAGACATTGAATATAATGAAGGTGGTGTAGTAGCGTTTTTTGCATAGTCTAAATCTGTAATACCTGACCTATGAGAATTGCTTGAAGGTACAAATAAAATATTTTTATCTAAACCAATGTAACCACCATTATTATGATAGTTTAATGTCATTAAGAAATTTCTTCATAAGAACAAGTTGCGTCCAATCTACCCCCGTTTGCAGAAGATGCCCGTAGCTTGTAACCTTCATCAATGTAAACTGAAATATCTTTTGAAACAACAACAAGGGAAGAATTTGCAGGTACAGGTATAGTTTTAGCTAAATACGATTGTATATTATTTGAATTATCAGTAATGAAAACAGATACGTCATCAGAACTTGAACCATTATCATTTGCAATAATTACTGAATTAACTTTAACAATTACATTTGTACCCACAGTTGGAATTAAATCAACTATTGAAGTTGTTACATCACTAATCATTGTTGTTTTTGCGGTGATGGTTGCTACATTAACAATATTTACTGGCATTACTTATCTCCTCATCCAAAGACCATAGCCATTGCGATTGCTTTTCCAGTACTGATACCAGATGGACTACCTGCAATAGCCGTATCTACAAAATCTTTAACGGCTGCACTTGTCGGTAAAGTTGTGTCATTGTCATTTGAAGAAATACCTTCAGACTCTATTACCTTTACTCCATCTGTCATATGGGCAGAGCCAATAACGCCAGTAGATGATTGAGTAATAATACCTTCATCTTTTTTGCTTTTCAGGGCAACGGCACTATCTCCAAAGCTTGCAAGGTCTTTTGCTCTAGTCATTTAATTTCCTTATTTATTAGGTTTTTCTGGCCAATCACTTTCTTCAAGATCTGGCCACTTAGAAGATAAATCTGAAGGTAAATCCCTTAATTTTTTTCTATACTCTTTCATTTCATCTGATAAAGTTCGATCAGTAACTGCATAACTATCGGTTTCTTCTAATCTTCTGTTTCTTTCTGCCCTTAAACTTTCAGCTTTACTTTTTGCTATACTTTCATCGTGTTCTTTTTCTTGTTCAGCTTTAGTCTTTATGACTTTACCATCCTCATCTTTAATATCTTGATACATATTATGAACTTCAAACTCTACTAACCATTTGCCATCAGTAGTTTTAGTAGCGGTATCTTTTAAAGAAATAAATTGGTAGTCACCATAAGAAGGCTCTTTTCCTATTTCACAAGTAGAGCATCGTAACCTTTTTAACGTATCTAGGCTTATAGACTTTGTAAAAGAAGTTCCTGGTGATTTTTGTTTTACTTCATCCAAAGTTAAAACTTTTCCTGTATCTATATCAACGTATTTCATTAATCGCCCCTAAACTGTTTTCCAATAATTATCTGAGGATTGTGCTTCGCCACCTACTGCATAGTAGATGTATTTTTGTCCTGTTTCATTATAGTTTAATGCGTTATTAGTATTGGCTGCATAATTCCATACTTGTATGTTGCCACCACTAGCAGTAAACCCAACATTCCCAACATTACTGTTGCTTGGTGAACCTGTAATTGTAGGATTCCAATTAATATTAGCAGTTTGCCCCCCTACTAAAGAAGTAAAAAAGTAATTTGAACCACCACCACCATAGTACCAATCATTTGCATAATCTACTTTACTTGCACAAACGTACCAAATTCCACCTCGATCTACAGCTTTAATAATAAAATAGGCTAAAGCTGAATTAATACCTGTATTAATAGTTTGTGGTACACCTACAGAATTAGAATTTCCTGTATAACTTCCAACTTTTACTAAGCCAGATACACTACACCACAAAGCTGCAGTATAAGTATTATAAGGCCCTGAATTATTTGATTGAACATTAGACCCTAAAGATAATACAGAATCGCTATAGCCTGCTAAAATACTTGGACTTGTAGAAATTTCTGCACTATTGTTATTTGCTCCTAAGTGCAAATAATGCTGAGAAGATAAATCTTTATGCCAAACACTCAAGTCATTATTTGTTGTTGCGTGTCTGTGAAAAACAATCATTTCTGGATTTTTTCCTAGCCTATGTTTTACTTGTTGACTTGTTCCATTGCCTTTATAAGCAATTAAATCAAAAGCACCTGTCTGTCTTTTCCAAGCAAAGATTGAATCATTATCGGTAGTTGAGCCACTTGAAAAATCACCTATACCATACGTATTATTAGTATAGCCTGAGTATTCTTCTGGATCAGAATTTTTAAGATCATCATTATTACCAAGATCCCAATGTCTACTAAAGGGGGCAGTATCCGCAATAGCATTAGTTTGTGGTCTACCTGAACTTTGAGCAGAATTTGTTTCTTTTAAAATCCACGCATAGTCTGGTTTCCAACCTAGCCAAAATGATGCCCCGTGATCTCCACCAAGACTACCTCTTACCCTTTCTTGTTCATTTCCTGTAAGATACCTACCTTTTGCCATAGTAGTAAAATCTTTATTTCTCGTTAATACTTTTTTTCCATACCTCTGTTTAATAGCCAAATACCAATAAGTTTCTCCTGTTAAACTATCGTGGGTATTACCTATTTGATTTACTCTAAATCCTTCTGATGGATTATTAGATGCATCTAAGCCTACTTGTTTTCCAACGCCTGCAAAGGTACTGTAATTAGGAGAAGCATTAGCATTAGATCCATCTGGACTTCTCCACCCACCATTAGGACTGCCAAAAGTAGCATAGTGTTGCAAAGCCATACCATTATG